TGTCTGAGACAAAGATACTACTAGAAAGATCAGTTCGAGGTATTTTACAAAATTTTGCTCGAAGCGGCCTGTTTGAGAAGATTTGCCTGGTATCCAATGAGTCTCTTGAGGTGCTGGCTGGCCCTACGAATGTAATGGATTATTATAAGCAGATCAATAGTGTCTTTACAAACACATATTATATGATGGATGTGTACAAAAACACCCCTCCAGTAACCTCAACCTTCAAAAACCCTAAAGAATCCTGTAGGATAACAACAATTGGAGTTAGCTCCCTGGAGGGTGACGAAAAATTATTTTTTCCCCTTGAAAATGAAGTGGAAATGGTGTATTATTATGGTATAAACGAGAAAAAGCTTAGAACAGAAGAAAACTTGTTTAGAACCATAACTAACAACATAAAAAGCAAAATTACTGACGAAAGAAAAGTGAGCTTTGGGATTTATCCTACAAGCTACGACGAAGATTACATTTATGTAGAACTATATTCTCCAAAAATACAGTTGACATAGGGGGGTAGATAAGCTAATATGGGTGTCAAGTAAAAATGAAAAGGATAATTAAAATGCATGAAAATATAGTAGAGTTTCCATACAAAACGGTATATCAACAAATTATTGACCACTGTAACACACAGGAGAGAATTCAGCTCTGTTGTAAAGAAAACAACGCGTTCAGGCCAGAAATGTTCGACCCGGCGCATGAAGATTTTAGAGAAGGCCTTATTGCTATAAAGCAAGGAGAACAGCTGTTTAGCAAGGACCTTTCTGAGTACCAATGTAGAGAAGATCTAGTTGATCATGACACTTCTTTAAAATATGCTCGCCAAGCTAAGTACGGTGTTCTTATTGACGGTAAAAGATATTACGGAATTCGAAAACCAATTCGAGTTATTCCTAGAGTTGAGATAAATAGTGTGTATATCGTTGACGGCATAGCAGGGTGGCATAGGGATAATTGCTCTAGGCAGGCTGAGCTTGAATATCTACCAGCTATTTTAGATAATGTATTTCCAAGTCTGAAAACCAAGTATGAAAAAGATCGATACCTTAGAATGCTTAACGCCCATGTAGATAATGGTCTTATTAATTCTGAATCTGATCTTATGAATGGCATTTCGGCGGCTCTGCATCCATCATCAGGAGTACTGGTAGATGAGGTCGCAGCTTACAATTTATTCCAAAAAAAATTGCAAGATCAACATTTAGATGATACCAAGGTTCGATCCTTAAAGAGAAAAGCAACAAAGCTTAAAAACTCCATGATTGATTTTCTTGCTCCTGGTGTTGTAGAGGAATCATCGGGAAGGTGGGATATCAAAACGGCAAGGAACAAAATCACCAATGTAATTAATTCATGGGATCATGCGGAGAATAGTTCAACATACACATATAGTTCAACTGAGGTTGAGGATATATATGATAATGAAGTCACCGCGGCACCAGAGGGTACGATTATCAAGAGACATACTGGCAAGGCAAATGGCACCCGCCGACAATTGAGGGGCGATCTTTGGGATCAAATTATCAAATACGAAGAACTAAACGGCCGCCTGCCAAGCAAGGTTACTGTAATCATAGCACTAACTGCAGTGGGTAGGGTAAAGAACTTGCATGAAAAAAGAATTAAATTTGATCAAGACTTAAAAAGGCATATTAATCACGCATATCCAAGTATTAAGGTAGATTGTCGTTTCCTGGGGCAAGCCAAATCTAGAGGTCAATTTGAAGAAACAGGAGTGCTGTATTCCATACAACATGTGAAAAACAGTTTCAATAAATTTAAAAAATAATTGTTGACTTATTCTTAAAAATATAATATTATATAAACAGTTGGTCGGGATATTTGCCGACCTGCTATAGCCGAGAACGTGCAAAAAAATAACAAACCAATAGGAGGTATTAATAGTGGCACTTAATTTAGACGCAATGAAAGCGAAGTTAGATAAACTTAATGGAAAGGGAGATGGAGGGAAGAAGAATTTCTGGAGACCCGAAGAAGGAGAAAGTAATATTAGAATTGTTTCTACTCCGGATGGGGACCCATTCAAAGAGAAGTTTTTTCATTACGGCATAGGCGGCCAATCATTCCTTTGTCCAAAGAGAAATTTTGGAGATGACTGCCCTGTATGCAATTTTGCAAATCAGTTATGGAATGAGGGAACAGAAGAGAGCAAGAAGCAGGCAAAAGAAATGTTTGCAAAGCAACGATTTTTCTCCCCGGTCCTCGTGAGAGGAGAAGAGTCAGAAGGTATTAAAGTCTGGGGATACGGAAAGATGGCATATGAGAAACTTCTAACAATTGTCTTAGACCCTGACTACGGGGATATCACAGACCCAGAAACCGGAAATGATTTGAAACTGATGTACGGTAAGCTTCCTGGAGCAAGTTACCCTAGAACTGATATCCGACCACGCCCAAGAAAGACCGTGTTGTGTGACGATGCAGTCGGAGGCGACGACCGATGTGCAGAATTGCTAGAAACAATTCCGGATTTTGAAGAGATTTTTGAGAGAAAGACAACAGAAGAAGTCCAATCTATTCTCGATCAATTTATGGCATCGGGATCTGGAAATTCTGAAGTTGAAAAATTTGGAACACAAAAGGCTAATGAAGAAACTGACAGTGTCGAAGCAGCTTTTAGTGAACTATTGAATCAATAGGTGCTAAAGAATGCCAAAAGCTAAAGTAACTAAACTAAAAAAAGGAGCCCTTGATATATCTGCAATCAGAGGCATCATTAACAAAAAAGCAGGAAGAGAAGTGGCACACTCCCTTCAGGACAACAACCCTACAGAGGTTAATGAGTGGATCCCAACCGGATCTAGATGGCTAGACGCCATCATCTGCAAAGGCCAGCCCGCGGGCATCCCCGTGGGTAAAATCTCAGAAATCGCCGGCCTACCCGGTACTGGTAAGTCATTCTTAGCAGCGCAGATCGCCGGAAACGCCCAAAAAATGGGAATAGATGTAGTCTATTTCGACTCAGAATCAGCCATTGACCCTTCCTTTATGGAACGCGCCGGCTGTGATTTGGAAAGACTTATGTATGTTCAGGCCGCCTCCGTCGAATTTGTGCTGGAAACCATCGAAGAATTACTAGCTACTGGTAATAAGTGGCTTTTTATTTGGGATTCTCTGGCACTCACCCCTTCAATATCTGATGTTGAGGGAGACTTCAACCCGCAGTCTTCCATGGCTGTAAAGCCAAGAATCCTAGCTAAGGGAATGTCAAAATTGACTATTCCGATTGCTGATGCTAATGCTACCTTTCTAGTGCTCAATCAATTGAAAACTAACTTGGGAGCTAGAACGCCAGCACAGGCTATGACTGAACCATATACAACCCCGGGAGGTAAGGCCATGATTTACGCTTATTCCCTCCGCGTATGGCTCACTGCAAGAAAAGCCAAAGCTAGCTTTATCGTTGATGATAATGGTTTTCGCATAGGATCTGAAGTGAAGGTAAAATTAGAGAAGTCTCGTTTTGGAACCCACGGACGTACTTGTAATTTCAAGATTCTTTGGGGAGATGACGCAGTTGGGGTTCAAGACGAGGAAAGTTGGTTCGATGCAATTCAGATATCTGAAAGACTAGAGCAGTCAGGCGCGTGGTTCACACTAGTCCACAATGATGGAACTAAAGAAAAGTTCCAGCGCAAACAATGGGTTAACAAATTAGAGAATGAAAAATTCAGAGAAAGTGTCTTGACTATTATTGAAGAAGATGTTATTATGAAGTTCAAGAATAGAGAAGGCAAAGCAGACGATTTCTATGATACGGATGAAGGTCCGCCAGTAGAATAGTTGATAACCCCGCCCGGCTCTACGCCGGGCTTTTTTTTGGAGAAAACAATGAAAAGAATGATGATTGTAGATGCGTATAATCAATTTATCCGTGGCTATATTGTAGACCCTAGTAAAAACCCAAACGGATCACCAATTGGAGGTATACGAACTTTTATTAATATAATCAATAAATTGACAAGAGAAATTAAGCCTGACTTAATTTCATTAGTGTGGGATGGAAAAGGCGGAAGCAAAAAACGACGGGCAATGAATAAGTCTTATAAAGGCGGCCGAAAGCCGCCTAGGACAAATTGGTCGCAAGTGGGCATGGATGAGTCTGATATTGTTGATAACAAAGTTTGGCAACAAATGAGGGTGATTGAGTATTTTAATCAAACTCCTGTAATTCAGTTTATGGAGCCACTAGTTGAAGCAGACGATGTAATATCTTATATTAAAAATAATTCCATGTTTGAAGATTGGCAAAAAGTCATAGTTTCAGCAGATAAGGATTTTATTCAGCTCCTTGATGACAAAACCATCCTTCACCGGCCGATTCAGAAAGAATACCTCAATAAAAACAGTGTTGTTGATAAGTTCGGAATCCACCCGGTTAATTTCGCCCTCGCTAGAGCTATAGTTGGAGACTCCTCAGACAACTTGCCAGGCGTGCCTAGAGTCGGTATGGAAACAGTCGCAAAAAGATTTTCCTTTCTAAAAGAGGAGAAGACTTACTACTTACAATGCATTCTTGATGAGTGCGAAAAACCAGAAAATAAACAAAAAGTGTTTTCTAATATCAAAGAAAGTAAGGAGTTAATACAAAATAATTATGACATTATGCAATTATCCTCACCAATGTTATCTATACAAGCCAAACAAGGGATCGATAATACATTTGAGCAATATAGACCCCTCTATAATCAAACGGAAATGAGAAAAATGATGCTCCAGGATGGAGTGCTCACGGTTGCAACAACAGATTTAGAACAGAGATTTAATAATATTATTTCTTCCTTTTCTTCGTAATTTGTGATAGTATTACCTAAGTATAAGGAAGATAAATGGAGCAAGAAAAAAGCTTTTCAAAATTTGGCAAGACTTTTCAAGAAGACCTTTGTCATCTAATACTGAATGACAGGTCTTTTGCAGATCAAATGTTTGAAGTTTTAGATTTAAATTTTTTGGAATTAAAACATCTTAGGGTCTTTACAGGAAAGATAAGGGATTATAGAGTTAAGTATGGAGTCCACCCCACATCTAATATTATGCATTCGATCATACGATCAGGTCTGGATGCAGAATCAGAATCAATCAAAGTGCGCATACGAGAATATTATGCGCGAGTGCTCGCGAACGGCCAAGTACCGGATAGTGCTGATTTTATCAAAGATACTGCACTTGATTTTTGCAAAAAGCAAAAACTTAAAGAAGCCCTAATTAAGTCTGTTGAATTAATAAAATCTTCTTCTTTCGATGAAGTTTCGAAAGTTATCGATAATGCCCTAAAGTTAGGTTCCGATAATACTCTTGGATATGATTATTTAGCAGATTTTGAAGCTAGGTTTTTAAAAAAAGCAAGAGACCCGGTAACTACTGGATGGTCAGATATTGATGAAATATCCAAGGGAGGTCTGGGCAAAGGTGAGTTGGGAGTTGTTGTTGCACCTACTGGTGCAGGTAAGTCTATGGTTTTGGTTCATCTCGGGGCTCAAGCAGTCAAGGAAGGCAAAAATGTCCTCCATTATACTTTGGAGCTTGCTGACACTGTTGTTGGCAATCGTTATGACTCTGCCATTACTGGTGTGGAGCTTAAAAACTTAAGTATCTTCAAGGAAAAAATATATGATGAAATTAGAGAAATCCAAGGAAGATTGATTATAAAAGAGTACCCCACAAGAAGTGCAAGTATTCAAACAATCAAAAATCACATAGAGAAACTAAAAAGGCGAAATTTCAGCCCAGATATGATCATTGTAGACTATGGAGACTTGATCAGACCAGAAAATAGCAGAAAAGATGAGAAAAGACACCAACTCGAAACTATTTATGAAGAGCTTCGCGGAATAGCTCAAATATGTGAGTGTCCCGTCTGGACAGCATCGCAAACTAACCGGTCCGGGTTGAATGCAGAAGTGATCACTATGGAGTCAATCTCCGAGGCATTCAACAAATGTTTTGTAGCAGATTTTATCTTTACAGTGTCTAGAACTGTTGAAGATAAGAACACAAACCAGGGCAGAATCTTTGTTGCAAAGAATCGCAACGGCCCAGATGGATTGGTGTACCCAATATTTATGGACACCAGTAATGTTAAAATTAAAGTCTTGCCAAAAACGGGTGAGACAGCGAACGATATTATCCAAAAATCTTCAGCCGAAAGGTTAGCTAACCTGAAGGAGAAGTACGCGGTCTTTAAAAGAGAAGGAGGAAAGAAATAAGTGGAATTATCAAATCAAATACTATCAGAAATCACAGTGCACATGAAATATGCTCGTTATTTACAGGATAAGAAACGAAGGGAGACCTGGGATGAACTTGTGACTAGAAATATGAATATGCATCTCAAGAAGTTTCCAGAGATGGAATTACAAATTAGAAAAGCATATAAAATGGTCTATGACAAAAAGGTCTTACCTTCAATGAGGTCAATGCAGTTTGGAGGTAAGCCCATTGAAGTCGCACCAAATAGAATTTTTAACTGTGCTTTTATGCCTGCTGATGACTGGAGGTGTTTTGGGGAGGCAATGTTTTTGCTGCTAGGTGGAACAGGTGTGGGATACTCTGTCCAAAAACATCATGTAGAGAAGTTACCTGAGATCACTCGCCCGAATATGAATCGTACTCGTAGGTTTCTTGTCAACGACTCAATTGAGGGTTGGGCAGATGCAGTAAAGGCTCTAGTTCGCTCTTACTTCAACGGCGGCTCACGCCTCCGTTTTGATTATACAGATATACGCCCGAAAGGTGCTGCTCTCATTACTTCTGGAGGCAAGGCCCCAGGACCACAACCACTTCGTGAGTGTTTGGTCAAACTAGAGGGAATGCTCTCGCAGAAGGAAAATGGAGATAAACTAACGCCGATCGAAGTACACGATATGATCTGTCATATAGCTGACGCTGTGCTGGCAGGCGGTATCCGTAGGGCTGCTCTTATTTCTTTGTTTTCAGCAGATGACGAAGACATGATCGCCGCTAAAACCGGCAACTGGTGGGAGACCAATCCGCAACGAGGCAGGGCTAATAACTCAGTGGTTCTTTTGCGACACAAGATTGATAAAGAATATTTTATGAATCTATGGGACAGAGTTAAGGCATCCGGCGCCGGCGAGCCAGGTTTTTATTTTTCAAACGATAAGGACTGGGGAACGAATCCCTGTTGCGAAATTGGTTTACGCCCATATCAATTTTGCAATCTTACAGAAGTAAATGTATCAAACGTTGAGTCCCAAGCTGATCTCAATGAAAGGGTCCGCGCCGCGTCATTTATAGGGACTTTGCAAGCTAGTTATACTGATTTTCATTACTTAAGAGACATATGGCGCCGTACCACGGAAAAGGACGCCCTTATAGGAGTCTCTATGACGGGCATCGCATCTGGAGCAGTGCTGGGGCTAAATATGAAAGAAGCTGCAAATTGTGTTAAAGAGGAAAACGCCCGGGCAGCAGAATTATTGGGCATTAAACCGGCAGCTAGAACTACATGTGTAAAGCCTGCAGGCACAACCTCTTTAACTCTTGGTACAAGTTCCGGAATACATGCATGGCACAATGATTACTATATTCGTCGCCTGAGAGTTGGTAAGAACGAACCAATTTATGATTATTTGGTTTCAAATCACCCGGAGCTAGTAGAAGATGAATATTTCAGCCCTCATACTACGGCAGTCATCTCCGTACCACAAAAATCACCAGAAGGGTCAATATTGCGTAGTGAATCAGCATTGCAGTTATTAAAGAGGGTTAAGGCAGTTACAGACAGTTGGATCAAGCCAGGTTTTCGCAAAGGCCAGAACACGCATAATATTTCTGCAACAATTTCAATAAAGGATGCAGAGTGGGTGGATGTTGGCGAGTGGATGTGGGAGAATAGGGATAGTTATAACGGCCTGTCTGTTCTACCATATGATGGGGGCACTTATACTCAAGCGCCCTTTGAGGACTGTTCAAAAGAGACTTACGAGGCAATGATGAACTCACTAAAAGGGATTGATCTTACAAGTGTATCAGAAGAGGAAGACAACACTAACTTAAAGGCGGAGGCAGCCTGCGCCGGCGGCGCGTGTGAGATAAAGTTTGTATGATTAACCTAACAGAGATAGCCGCAAGTAAAATTAAAAAACTTCTTCTAAACAAAGCCGCGACCGGCGTTCGTGCAGGTGTCCGAGGTGGCGGATGTTCAGGGTTCACTTACCATTTAGAATTTGGAAATCAAAAGGAGAACGACCGCGTTATAGAGAGCAATGGTGTAAATCTTTATGTTGATCCTAAAAGCTATTTATATCTTATGGGTACAATAATAGATTTTATTGATGAACTGAATCAATCTGGATTTAAATTTATCAACCCAAACGCGAAAAGAACCTGCGGCTGTGGAGAGAGTTTTTCTGTTTAAAACTATTGACAAGCCTGATAAAATATATTATTATATTTAAACACTCAATAAAAAGGAGAAATGATGAGTTACGATAACAAAACAACAACAAAAGAAGAGCACCTAGCCAATTATATTAAAACTTTCGTGGCTATTGAAGATGCGATTGAGCCGTTCAAGGAGCAGAGAAAAGAACTCAGAGAGTCATACAGCGAGAATGGGTGGCTGACAAAAGAAGAAATGAGACTTGCTGTAAAGGCTTACAGGCTGTACAAATCAGAAACAGATATGGATTTGCTGACAGACTACGTGAATAAGTGTCAGCGCTCGGTTGGGAGACATACAGGTGTCTAAAATATTAAGGCTAAAGCCCACAAACAGACATTTATCAATTGTTCCGCATACAAGGAAAAATGAAACCAGCTCGGGAGTTGTTTTGCCAGATGATTATAAAATGGATCAAGATGTTTATATTGAGGCTACAGTAATTGATGTAGCAGATGATTGTGACAACCAATTTAAGAAACTTAGATACGGCTCTTTAGATGATGAGAAAACAATTATTGTAGAGCAGTCAATGATCCAAGAAGTAAACCTGAAGGATAGAGTTCACTATTTGGTTTTAGAGAACTATATAGTCGGGATATACCGGAGAGCGAATGAAGATTGATCTTTACGAGGACAATATAGGTTCAGTTGAATATGTTTCACATATGGGTACTGACTTGTCAGTTGTGAATGCGGCACGAGTATCTTTTGGTGCTGAAAAAGCAATAGTAGATGAAAAAGATGTTAAGCTGATAAACTACTTAATGAAGCACAACCACAGTTCACCTTTTGAGCATTGTGTTTTAACTTTTAAATTTATTGTTCCACTCTTCATAAGAAGTCAACATCACAGGCACAGAACTTGGGCTTACAACGAGATAAGCAGAAGATACACAGACGTTGATATAAGATTTTATGAACCAAAACAATTTAGAACACAGCATGAAACAAACAGGCAGGCTAGCAAGAGTAAACTAATAGACCCAGATTTAAATGATACCCCAAATCGTATTATTCCTGTACCTGCATATAGTGCTAGTAAGGCTGTAAGAGATCACAACACGCGTAGTTTTGATTTGTATAATGATCTAATCTCTAGAGGCGTTTGTAGAGAGCAAGCCAGAGGAGTCCTGCCTCAGAACCTATATACAGAGTATTTTGGAACAGTTAATTTGCACAATCTTTTAAAGTTTATATCACTTCGATCACATTCTGGAGCACAGTGGGAAATAAGACAAGTGGCGCAAGCTTGCCTAAAAATATGTCAAAATTACTTTCCAAAATCTTCAGATGCCTACTTAAAAGTTCACGGCTTAGGGGATGAAGGTGAAAAATGTTTATGATACGATTACTGATGGCTGTTAGCTTGATTTTGATATCTTGTACGGACTCTTCAACGGTGGAGCACTCCGATGATCAATTCTTCGCAAGAATATCTCAAGATTCTTCTATTGACGAAGGTCCGGACTTATTTTACATTGATTTTGATTTGCCAGATGTGTATGTTGACCCCTGTTACAATTCTACCAGCTCAAGCGATAACTTCTGTGACTGCCAGCCACAGTGTTGCCAAATTCAACAGTGGTATTGCCCACCATCCGGTTTAGGTGTTAATGCTTTAGACGTCGTGATGAATATATGTGATGACAATTTTGAGCCCTGTGATAGATCTACCAACTTTAGTTGTCCCCCAAACGAGGTGATATCGCAGGGTTCTTGTAGATCTATTTTAGAATGTCCGCCTAATTTAAACAATGACATAACAATTACAGTTAGGTGTGAAATAGAAGGAGTAGAGGGGACACAGAGGATTCTTTGCTCAAAAGGTAATATTGATTACGGAGAGTGTGTGACTTGCACTCCAACAGAAGAACGTTGTAATTATAGCGACGATGATTGTGACGGACTTGTGGATGAAGAGCAGCGAAATGCATGCGATGCTTGCGGCCCAGTGCCAGAAGAGTCCTGTAACGGACAAGACGACGACTGCGATGGTCTCACTGACGAGGAACTAGTTCGACCATGCGAGACAGCGTGTGAGTTGGGAACAGAGACTTGCCAGTCCGGTAACTGGATTTCCTGTACAGCAACACAGCCCCAGGACGAGCAGTGTGACGGTGAAGATAATGACTGTGATAATCAGGTAGACGAAGAGTTAAATTGCCTCTGCGACATCGAAGATGTGGGAAATTTGCAACCATGCACAGAGCCGCCTCTTCGATGCGGCCAAGGATTCAAGATGTGTGCCTGTGTGGACGCCGACTGCGCGGAGCTTAGAATGACTGATTGTTTAGCATTTTGTCACTATTTTCCATCTGATGGCATGGAGTGTGACCCTTTCTTAGGCATGCGACTAGCCAGGGAGGAGTGCAACGCATTCGATGAAGATTGTGATGAACTGATAGACGAACAGTTAGTACAAGCTTGCTACACGGGAGATCCAGAAACTCTGGGTGTTGGTGTCTGCACACCCGGCCAGGTCTACTGTGATCTGGGGTCTTGGGGCTCTGATAGGGACGGTGCATTTATCCCCGGATTTTGTGACGGCGAAGTAGTCCCAAGCCCTGAGGTCTGCGATGGGTCTGATAATGATTGTGATGGAATTGTTGATTATGGTGAAGAAATCAGAGATACTGATATCTTGTTTATAGTGGACTGGTCCGGCTCCATGGACGACGAAATCAATGCTGTTAGGATTGCACTCAATCAATTTGCACAGCAGTTCGCAGCAGAAGAAGCACTACAGTGGGGGCTAATCATAGGTCCCAAAGAAGTAAATCCAGATCAGGACCTACTAGTAAAAGTTAGTGATATATCTCCATTCGAAGACTTTTTAAGGGATTTTGCAAACTTAGGAGACGATGGAATGGATACATCAAGTGAAATGCTCAGAGACGCCTTGTACTTGTCTATACAAAATATATCTCAATCCGCGAATTATGATGTACCCTCATCTTCCTGGACAGGAAATACGGGTTCTATACCCGAAAAAGAAACATTCGAAATCTCCTGGAGGCCTAACGCAAACCGAATTGTAATTTTATTTACAGATGAGGAACCGCAAACTTTTCTCAGTCCTGGCTTATCGGATGCTACTTTACAAACTGCACTCCGAGGCAGCATGAATTTAAAATTTTATGGATTTGTAGACGCTGGCTGGGACGGGGATGCTTGGGAAGATCACATCATCGCTGGTAACGGCAATAGGTTTAGGTTAACATCAGATGCAAATCAAATGTACAATGATCTCGTCTCTATCATAGACGAGGCCTGCCTCCCAGATGAACAGCAGGCAAATTCATTGGCGGTGCAAGGAATATATTCTTATGCCTCTCGTTTGTATTCAAGATATAACTACCATTTGGGCCTGTGTTTATAAATAAATTAGTGATAGGCAGCGATTTAGAGTCTGCGGTTTATGCATTTTTGTCAAACGCATTTTACTTGCCTACTTGCTTACTTGGCCCCTTGTTTTATAAAAATTCGAGTCCCCTATATCTAGGAAGTAACAGAGGCGATTACTCCTGGTCCAGGATAATGACAATTATGGGATTAGAATCTAGGTTATTAAATTATCCAAACCTAAAATCCATACGACTAGAAGAAGATACAATAAAGATCTCATCACCTACTGGGGTTAAAAGATATAAATTTGGAAGTTGTAAAGTTTTTGACACTACTTTAATTAATTTAACAAATGAAATTTTAGAGCACCGGCCATCAATTTATAGAGTCTATGATGATTTTGAGATTTCTGGACTCGGAGGAAAAAGAAAATACATACAACCTAAAGTAACAGACGAAGAGTTAGCAACAGAAATACACTACTATATTTCTAGCCGTGTCCATGGCGCCAAATACATAACAGACTGTGTAGTGGAATCTAACCTAACAAGAAATCAATTAAATGATTTTAACTATTCTGATACCATGGCAAGATTTTCCATCGCCAGGCACCTTGAATCAATTGGTATCAAGGGTAAATTATGTGGAGTCTATAAAAGTGGAAAGCAAAAATTCAGGTCACCTACAATTCTTCACAAAAAGAGAATTTTATTTGAAACGGAAAAAAACATATATGAAGATTCTGAGAAAGTAAAGTTCGTAAACTATTCAATGGAGGAAATATTTGATAAATTCTGCACCACA